CAGACCCAAACTAGTATCGACGGCAACGTCAATATCTAAATTGCCTTGGGGGGCGCTAACGCCTAATCCTAATTTTCCTGATGAGGAAATGCGCATGGCTTCGCTTGAAGTGGCGTAGTTATACCAACGGAAACTGTTGTCGGTGTTCATGCCCATCTGCCACTTGTAAGTGGTGTTCTGCAAAAAGTTTACAAAAGCGCCTTCAGCGCCTGTGTCACTTGCCCCAGCTTGCAAAGTTAAACTTGCGTTATCAGTTGGGGCTTTAATTAAAAAATCAGCAGAGTTTGCTCCGGTTTGCGTTATGTTGCCTGTGGTTCCCAGCCTCATGACCTCAAGCGTGCCAGACAAAAATCTCATTGCTTTGCTGGCGCTACCACTAGCGTACAAGCTAACTAAGTTATTGCCGTGGTCAGTGTTTATGTACAGGTTAGTTCCTGCATCGCCGTTGTATCCAATTGCAGCGGCTGTAGTCTCAGTGGTTGCCCCAGAGTTTACCGTCAGCTTGTATGAAGGGGCTATGCCTATACCTGTATTACCTGATGAACCTTCTAAAAAGAAAGCGTGTGTGCTGTTGTTAGACTCAACGCGGAAGTCTAGGTCTGCGCTTCCCTCATTGAATACTGCGCCACCATTAGCTGTCAGTGCGCCAGTAACCGCTAGAGAGCTAAGAGTGCCAACACTAGTGATGTTGGTCTGTGCAGCAGTAAGCACTGAGCCGGTTAAGTCGCCAGTCACATTGCCGGTGACGTTACCAGTTAAATTACCAGTGACGTTGCCGGTAATTGCTCCGCTTGCGGCAATAGTAGTAAACGCGCCTGTGGACGGTGTACTTGCACCAACGGTTACTCCGTTTATTGTCCCGCCGGTTAGCGTAGCCCCAGAAGAAGCAAAAGTGTTTAGCGTAGCCGCGCCACTAGCCGCCAGCGTGGTAAATGACCCTGCATAACTAGCGATGTTCGACCCGTCCGCTCTAGCTAAAGCCTTACCGCCAGCCGTAGCCCCATCGTGAACGTGTAGGGTGTCAGTCGTTGTGTTGACGGACAATTCTCCCTCTGCCCCAGTAAAACTGTTAGTTTGAGCCGTTGTCCCACGCCTAAGCTGTAATTGTGTAGCCATGCTATGCCTCTATGCTTCTAAGCTGTTCTAATGCCCACGCAAATTCTGCGTGATCTGGTTTATATTCTTTAACTTCAATTGTGCAAGTTTCCTCACCAACAGAGGAAATGACGTTTAAAAACACGCCTTCTTCTGTTTCCATCCCGCCGACTACTTGTCCAATTTCCATTATGTGACCTTGTAGAGTTTCCATGAATAAACCATGCTTGCTCCCGCTTGAACGTTTCTCGTGTACAAATCGGCGCGTATATATATTTTTGCTGTGCCGCTATACCTAGCAAATGCAAAAACTTCACTTTGCACCCCCCACTGGATTTCTGTTGGTCGGCTGTTAGCGTCTGGAACCCAAACCACAATATAACTACCAGCTATTGCGCCAACTACAGCAATATAGGTGCTTGTGTCTTGGCCCCAAGTGCTAGTTGTAGTGTTGGTTTCAATATAATCGGTTTGATCTAAACCAATGCCGTTGTCGGCTGAACTGTAGGGGTTTTTGCGAGCGTTAAACGACCCTTTGGTAAACGTCCCAGAGTCAACGAGCAACTGCCTTGAGATCACAACGCCATTGAATTCTGCGCTGCCGCTCTTGTTGATTATCCACCCCGCAGACCCAGCAGAATAGTTGCTTGACTGAATCACGCTCCCGATCTTGGCGTTTGTTATTATGCCGTCACTGATCTGCGCTGAGTTAGTGACAACATTTGAAGCTGCGAGCTTACCGGCTGTGATTGCATTGCTTTGGATATTGGCGCTTTGGATAAACTCAAAAGAACCGATGGTTGCCACAACAGCCGCAGTGGTTATGGCACTAGCTTGAATCTGACCGACTACAGCAGAGTCAGCAAAGACCTGCGAAGTGTTCAGTTCTGAACTTGTTATTGAACCCGCCACAATCTCTGAGGCTGCGACTGAATTAGCTGCAATCTTATCGGCGTTCACGGAGTTAGCGGCGAGTTTGTCTGTGCTAATTGCTCCACTGGTTATCTTGTCAGCAGTTACCGCGTTTGCGCCAATCTTGTCGGCAGTTATAGCCCCTGCGGAGATCTTGTCAGCAGTAACGGCTAAAGCGTCAATTTTTGCGGCAGTGACCGCCCCCGCCAGAATCTTATTTGCGGTTATTGCGTTGCTTGCAATCTTGCCCGCCGTTATCGCATTAGCGCCAATGTAGGTTTCGGTGATTGTATTTAAACTTGCAACAGCCCCCGCACCTAATCCACCTAATGTAGCCTGACCAGAACCTGCTCCCGACAGTGTGCCATCAGCGTTCATAGTCACATTGGCATTTTTCAAGCCAGACGATGCGTTGTTGACGGAAAGCAATCCGGTTGCCTGACTTGCTAGATTTAGTTGGTCACTAAGGTCTGCCGCAGCAATTGAAGAAGTCCAAGCTGTGCCGTTATACCGATAAATTTTAGAGTCAGTGGTCAGCATCACAATGCGACCAGTTTCTAAATTTGTGGTGGGAAGTGTGGTTGCGCGCTCAACAGGTCTAAGTGTGTCACTGAATAAGTTGTCGCCAAGTGTGCCTTCTAAATCGACAGTCTTAACTAACGTGGTAAATTCTGGCACCGTCGAATCATAGCGGTAGAGCTTGGCATCTGACGTTTGAAAAACAATCTTAGGGCCAGTGTAACTAACAGGCGATGGTAAAGTTGTGACCGCTGAAATAGGCTCTACACCAGAAGCAAAAGATGCTGCTGTAACTGCGCCAGCCGCTACGTTCGAGGCGGTGAATAATTGCGTAGTCCACGCGCTACCGCTCCACACATACAGTACCGAGGTATCGACAACGTATTTTATTTGACCTATATGATCGCCAGTACCTAGGGCGCTTGCATTAGCAACTGGCGCAATACCAAAAGCATCCCCTGCCTCGAATTGATCTATAACGCCCTGGTTTAAATCGTCTAAACCAATCTTTTGAGTGGTAGCGTTGAACCCAGCAGTAAAGCTAGAGATGTTGCCCGACCTATCAACGCAGCGAAGCCAGTAGTACCTAGTTACAGAATTACCCAGACCAGCGATTGTGTGGTTGTCTGATGGCGTTTGGACTACTAGCGTAGACCCTGCCTGATTGTTCGTAGTGTTCTCAAATATCTCTACATAAGCAAAATCAGAGTCAGATGGGTTTTGCCAGTTGAGTGTTATTTGTTGAATGCCGCCTGTAACTGTGACCGTAGACGGCAACGAGGGAGGGGTGTTGTCGCCCTGTAAAGTCAAAGTCGCTGATATTGTGCCGCTAGTCTTGCCTGTAAGCGTTACCGCCTTAACTCTAAATGTGTACTCTTGTAGCTCGACCAGACCGGCAATGGTGGTGTTTGTGCCATACACGGCAATGTTGCTAAACACGGCATCGCCGCCAACTACCGCTTCGCTTACTGATCCATAGTTCAATTCTGTAGTTGTGCCAGACGCAACGGAACCGTAGTCAATTGTTGAAGTATACCCGCTGGCAATTGATCCATAATCTATTTCGCCAACGCTGGTGCGTTTGAATTCTAATTCATAAAACGAAACGTATGTATTAGGATTGGGTGCAGTCCACCTGACCAATACCGCTGGCAAAACTGAACCATCATTACCTAAAGCGGTTGTTTCTGTGAGCGTCAGTGCGGTAGGCGCAGCCTGTGCAGGGGTGTCATCAACAATGTCTGAGTAGTCTGGATTGTTTGGGCCTACGGTTGCAGAGATATTACTAACGTCATTGTCTGGGTTTCTGTCCGACTCAACAAATGACCCAGTACCTGTTCCATACGCAAGAGCGCGAACCCAGTAGAATCTAGTGTCACCGACAGCAACGGCATCAGCACCGTTTGACGCATCATGAACAAATTGCGTTCCCATTGTCCGACCAATTTCGACTCGGTTTGCCCATGCAGAATCTGGCGAGGCAAAAATTACAATCTCTTTAAATTTGCTGGTGTTTACTGGGTTAGTCCAGTTTAACTCGATGCTTTTAAGACCGGCGGTTGCGCTTAGATTTTGTGGATCTGGTACGCCTCTGAACCCTGGGGTGATTACTCCTGTTGCTGAGATCGTGGAATATTCGCTAACTGTGGGGTCTGCGTAACTACCCGAATCGTCTTCTAAAAGCGTGAGGTTGACAGCGCCGTCTTGAGTGTCGCTGAACGACCAGTTGACGCAGCGGAACACCTTGTTGCTATAGGACAACTCTGCAATCGTGACGTTTACTCTATCGCCAATGTCTATATTCAGCGCACTGAGATTTGCTGGAAAATTGATGACCTTTTGTTGGTCACTTAGCTGAATTTGTTTGTGCGCTAATCTTTGCGCCATATAGCTATTGTTTGTAAAAGATAACTGAA